AACTGTTAATGTATTAAAACCACGTATTTTTATTACGAAGTCCGAGGACGGAATGCTGTCAAGGTCAATACTTACTGCTGTGCCGCCGGGGAATGTTTGGTTGTCGCTGGGACGTCTTTCTGCTATTAGTCTATAGTTTCTATTTTCTTCCAACAGTGTTACATCATTACTCAACCAATATTCAAGTCCGTCTACAATGCCCGACGGTGTAGTTGTTTCTACTACCACACGCGGACGTGCACTTTGTTGAAACTTGCTTACTTGTGGTGTGCCTGGTGTTCCAATGCTACCAATGGTTATAATACCATCTTCGTCAGTTCTAACGTAGCGTGTGATATCACTTATGTCATATACGTTGGCATCATATTCCAGCGCAAGTATATCAACTGTGAGTGCACCGTCATCGTTTTGACGTTCTTCAATTGTGAGTATACGAAATAGTTTGCTGCTATAACCATATCGCGCGTTGGTAACATCAATGACATCGCCCGCACTTAGATTAATGTAGCTGTAGTCCGTTTCAAATGATACCAACAGGTCCACACGCGCTTGCTTTAATTCAATTAGGCCCAGTTGTTGTGCTTGCACTGGTTCGTTGATGATGTCGTAGCTAATATTAAGTCTGTTTTCTACTTCATTAGCAAGTCTGTCCGCCAACGGAATGGCTATGCTCACAAAGTCCGCGCTGTCTCTCAGTTCGCGATGGGGGAACTCAACCTTAACTGTATTGTATACTTCACTAATGCCTGTGCCTTGCAAGCTGATGTTTGATAATATGTTGGCATCTGAAAAACTTGCCACACTTGAAGCGGCACGGTTAATAACAAAGGTCCAAACGCCTGCGTGAACATCATAGCTGATCCAAGTAGCGGCAGCACTGGCAATCAATTCTGCATTGCTTAATACTTGATCAGCAGTGTCTAATAGTCCGTTGATTTGATATCTATTGGCAAGTGTGGCCGCGCCCACACCTTCTTGAACGTAACTCACGCTTTCTAGACTGTAGGTGTTTAGTTGTGCTAGTTTATCAGTGTCAATATTGTTTGCAGAAATGCCCGCACCATACATTGCGTTGGTCATATAGTCATACAACGCATCGCCGGGCGCTGTCATATCACTGCTTACTTGAAAGCTGATGTCGCCAATGCCTTTGATGTTGCGTTCTCTGTTATAGTCAACCTTAACAACAGCAAATATCAAGTCGTTCATTGTGTGCGTGCTGGGTGACCAGTTGGGCATAACATCAGCAGCATTAGGCACGGTGCCCGTATAGTTCTCTGGAATAACGCCCTCGCTACTTGATCCCGCATAGCAATATATCTTGACAAAGCCACTTAGACTTCTATCAATATTGCCACCGCGGTCCACACTGTAATCAACTGTTATACCATCACTGCGAAACACAATGCGTTGGTCATTCCAATACACATCTTTGAATACATAAGAAGTTGCGGCGTTGTTGCTTAGTTTAGTTCCAGTGCGCTCACACAGAGTAACAGCATAATACATGGTCTTGTTGTCAGTGGTCATCTCCGCGTCACTAATAATGCCGCCAAAGTATGCCGTGCCATATAATACTGGAATCTTGTTGTTGCTTGCAGGCTCAAGTTGTAGACGAACACCAGCATCTATGTTGTCACTACCGCGGTCGTTGGCTTTCTTTGCGCTGCTACTTAATTGACTTACCGCATAACCCAATGCCACAGTTTTGACCAGGCTACTACCAAAACTATTTCCTTGTAGATAGCCTATGGCTGTGCGTCCTGCGCTTGCTAGTCCTGTTAAAAAACTCATTTACGTGGTGCTCCAAAGTTAAAGTTGCTCTTGGCCAAGCGAGGCACTCTATCCATGGATTTATCGAGGGGATAATATTCCTGTTGATCTATTGGATTAGTCCGTCTACCTGTTACTTTGTTATTTAATAGTTCTACGATATTGGTGCAGGTAAACGTTATGCTCACACTACCAGTATCCGCACCTTGTTCTAGCTCATCAGCAACTTCAAAGTTACTAACAACGCCACGAAACATACCTGCAGGATTACCCGCTACACTTAATAGTTGCGCAGTGGTTGGGTCAAAGAAGGCTCGCAATACTTCTACACGACTACCTCTTATCTTCTTGGTTATAAAGTCTGTTACGTTAGAACTAGGAATGCCACTTATTGTTATTGTAAGGTCTTGTGGGCTGGCTCTTAATCCACTGCCCACGTTGGTTACTGCCAGAAGTTGACCAAGACCGTCATATGTCACACTGTTTAGTTCTAGGCTCTTATGATAGTCGCTGAATGTAACCACTTGGTATTCGTGTATGTCAAGCTCCACAAACACGTTGGTTTGAACCGCACTGTATGAACTTAGATCCAAGCTCATTATACTACCTCCGCAAACACGAAGTCCCCGTCCCAGCTCACAAGATTATACTTGTTCAAAACCCACTTGGGCAAACTTACACAAACAACATTCCAGTTCACGTCAGTGCCTACACTTAACGCATAAGAGCCCGTAGCGTCACGCAGTGGGCGGTGTAAGGTCACAGTGTCCTCGTTGTGCGCCACGTCTTCTACCACTGTATAAACGTGGCCGGTGCCCAGTTGAATATAGTCGCCACGTCGAAACTTATATTGGCCCGGTGATAGTCCGCCACTGCCCGATGTAAGCTCCACAGTATTACCACCATTGGCAAATACAAATAAACTTGCTAGGCTGGGCAAGTCACCTTGATAGCCCGTTATCCAAGTGTGACCCGCACTATTAATTGCTACGCTGCTGGCTGTTACACGTCCCACGTTTTCTATAGTTTCTATAATGCCACGCATCTGCGCATATGGTTGATTGTTGGGGAACTCGACTTTAAATGACCAAGCCTGCCCGCCCAAGCTGGTAGTTCTAACAACACCGTCTCTGCTCACGGTTTGACTTACCTTGGGTGACTTGTCAATTGATATACTAACTGCTCTATCAAATATTGGTTGAAATGCTGACATAATGTTTACCTTCTTGTCTGTGGAGCTTTGCGTCTGCCTTGTTCACTTACTGCGTGAATAAATCCTGGATCACGTGCTACTAATTCTTTGAAGCTGCGAGCATCAACAGCATTTATATTGTATGTAACCATACCACCGCCACCGCCAATGTCAGGTGTGACTGTGGCTGGCCCTGTTATTAGTTCTGGACCTGCTTCACCTGCAATGCCAAACTGTCCCGCAGGTATATTACCGCCATTGGCAAACATACCAGCAAACTTACTAATGCCCGCAAATATAGCACTACCACCACTACCACCACCACCGCCTAATAGGCCAGCCATCATCTGTTGGATCTGTGAACGCAATAGTGTTTCTAACATATCAGCAATAAGGTCTTTGAATTCAAACTTGCCTGTCTTAACAAATCCTACAATAGCATCTTCCATACCTTGTGTGCTTTGTTCAAACAACTTTTCAGCGGTCTTACTTGCGTTGGTTGCGTTGTCACGATATTCGTTAAAGGCGTTGTCCCAACCTACACTAAACTGGCGCTGTCTTTTTTCTTCAGCAGCCTTCAACTGTTCTTCGCTGCGTAACTTGTCCTCTTTGATTTGCTTTTCAGTGGCAACTGCTTGCTCTTGTGTAGCACTCATCTCACGTTGAGCCGCTTGGCGAGCTGTTAGACTACGTTCAAACGCATCATTGACTTTGTTGAGTTCTCTTGTAAGCACATCAGCACTTACATTCTCCCCAAACTGAGTGCGAATCCTTTCTTCAGCAAGTCGCTTGAGTTCTATTTCTTCAAGTTCAATTTCCTTTAGCTTGAGAGCAAGACCACTATACTTGCTGAGTTCCAATTGTTTGTTGCTGTCAGCAATTCGTTTGTTGCTGGCAGTTATTGCCTTCTCAATTTCCTTTTGGGCATTGGTTGCTTGATCAATGCTGGGAGCAAGTGGTGTGTTATTGTTGTCCTCATCGGCTGCTTTGCGATCCGCAATTACTTGTTCAGCAGTAGCTTTGCTGTCCTTGCGTATTTCTTTAAGTTTTTCTTCAATGCCGCTGGATGGCAGAGGCTTCATCAGCAGGTCTTGTATGTCTTGCAGGCCAATCTCTTGCGCAAGACGAACAGTTTCTAGTTCGCTTGCAATGCCTTTACCAAAGTCGCCCATGTCAACCGCATCAATTTTAACACCTGGAATGGCATTCATAACTTCAATGAGTTCGTTGATTGCGCGTATTGGGCCGTTTACAATTGCGTCAACTGCGGTAAGTGTTACATCAACAATGCCTAGTCCGAACAGTGCTACACCACGGCCAGCTATTTGGAATACTCTGCGCACGCCTTCAACTGCATCTGCAACAAATGCCATTCCTCGTATGCTGTTTTCAATAGCACTGTCTATTTCATTGCGGAACCCACCGGCTTCTTTGGCAGCATCATTAAGCAATCCACTTAGATACTCAAGGATGGGTGCAAGTGCAACTGCCACACGCTGACGCAATACTTCCATTGTTCTTGTTATGCGTGAGAAGCTGTCATTGGCTGCTTCAACTTGAGCACTGTCAACTTCACTTAGACTAAGACCGTAATCTGTAACTTCTTGGCGTGCTGCTCTAATAGCATCACCACCTTGTCTGAAGAACTCGTTGGCATTACTTTGTTCAAAGCCCAGGACCTGAACAAGACGAGCAGTTTCATCTGACGCCTTACCACTGTCCCTTACAGCATCAGCTATGGCAGCAACACGTTCGTCTGCATCCATATTACGCAGTTCGTTTAAGTCTAGGTTAAGTGCCTGAACTGCTTTACCGTATTCAGCATTACCTTGTGCTGCCGCACCCAAACGTCTATTCAATCTGGTTAAGCTGCTTTCAAGTCCGTCAACGCCCGCATCGCCAGCTGCTATTTGAATAGCCTTTACACCGTCTGCTGTGCCCTTTAGTGCGCGAGCAAGTTTAGCCTGGCTGTCTACAAGCGACAAACTGTCTTGGGCAAATGAAACCATTTCCTTGATTGCAAATGCACCAGCTACTGCTCCCAACACTTTCTTGATGTTGCCCAGTGCTTTGGTTGCTTGTTGTGTTTGGACTACTAATTCATATTCGTCGCGTGTCTTAGCCATACTATTTCCCTGTTATCTGCTTGACTATCTTCTGTATGTATTTAACGGTTGGGTCGGTCATACCCTGACGCGATTGCTTGCTATATCCGTCATCAAGTCTCCCAGCATAAGGGTAATCAGCAGTTATGGTTTCGTCTTTGAGTTTGGTGCGTCTTCGAGCATTGCCTGTGCGAACAGGCGTATTCTTCTTGAACTCCTTGTAAGCAAGTTCAGGGACTTTGGCTAGGTCCCTTTGCTTCTTGGATAACTTCTTAGCTATCTTGTTGGTCTTGAGCGTTAGCTTGGGCTTTAGCATTGTGTTTCCTCCTTGCTTGTTCCAGCATTTTCAGCATATCGTCTTCCTTGACGGGTTTATGCGTGTGTTCGCCTTGGGCTTTCTCTTTTAAGAAAGTTTCATATTGAACAGCAAGAATAGAAATCTTAGCATCAATACTTGACCCGGACTTGAGCAACTGACTAGGTAATAAGCCATATCGCTTGGCAACAAAGTCTAGTGTTAACCAAGCGTTCATTGCTGGTGTTATTTCGTGGAAGTCCGGGTCACCAAGTTTCCCAATGATATAAGAGTCTTCTCCACAGCTTTGATTTGAAGGTCAATGGGTAGTTCTAAACCTTCACTCATTATCTTCTTACCGTTCTCGTCCAGCATAATCTCATATGCTAGTTGTCTCATTTGGTCACTGTCTTCAGTGCTGTCAAGTGCGCTCAGCTTCATATATAGATCCATACTATAACGGTCATAGATATAGAACTCAATACTTTCACCGTGGGTCTCCACTGTGTCAGCATCGTCAATTACAATTTTAATTAGGGCGGGTTTCTTTGCGAGTGCTTGTAGTTTCATCTGTTAATCCTTGGTTCTGTTTATCAGTTTATTAGTCAGAACGATTAGGAATCCCATTCGTCCTTCGGCTTTATTTAGATCACGTTTGGCACAGGCTAGCTCATTGCGAGCTTTGGCTGTTTCCATCAAAACGCTTTCTAGTAATTCTTCATTGCTCTTATCGTCTATTAAGTCTGACATCTATCTACCTTTAAAATACATTAGGGGTTTCCCCCTAATGTTGTTTGCTTAGCTTACTGTATAATCACCAGTGATTGTAATAGTGATCGGGCTAACCCAAACTGGGCTTGAAGCACTTACGCTGGGAGCCAGTCCAGTGATATAACCAGAGGCAGTAATAGTTTTACCTTCATCGCCTTCTGATGTGTCACCCATATACAATTCAACCTTAACAAGAGTCTTGTCTTGGCTGAGTTTGAAGATGCCTGCTATTTCAGCTGCGCCAGTAGCAGCAGCATCACCGAAGAAAGCATCGCTGTCAACAACCAAGTTCATACTAATGCTGTTGGTTGAAGTAGTTGCAATTTGCAACTTAGAGCCAACATCCAATTGTTCCCAAGAGAACACGTCGTTTGCTGCGTTGAATGTGATGTCCTGTAATGCTGGAATCACGTATCCTGAGTCTGCTGGTGTGTTAGCTTCACTCAACGTAAGAGTTGATTGAACGTCTGCTACACCTGGTGCTGGGTAGATATATGACATGATTTAGTTTCCTTATGTTATCCTTGTAAATTCATATGTGAGCTCGCTAATTAATAGGTCACCTTCAAACAGTTGCTCAATGTTGACCGTGCGTGAAGTTGATCCTTCCCATACAATGTCATTCTTCATATCGCGCAATTGTCTAAGTGTTGTGTCATAATTAGCGGGCTTGTTCTTAGCGTCAACAGCAATAAAAACTGTAACCGCAGTAGTTGTGTTAAACACGTCTGCACTGAGACTGCCCATAGTAAGAAACAAAGGTTCCTCGTTGGACTGTTCATTGTCGACGTATACTCGCTTGGGGTTCTTGATGTAAAGACTTGTTCCGCTGCTATCGTATGGCAGTTCACTGCTCACACCGTAGCCTGTCAATCCCAATCTTTTGATTGCTTCTACAACAGCTTGTCTCATTATCTAACCCTCTTCAATACGTATATGCCCGGCTGCTTTTCATCAACAGTGATTATATCATCCTCGTTGAAATCATACCAATCACCAACGTGAACAAGTTCCGCAAATAGGTCATCAGCCTTTCGACTGTAGTAGGCCATCTTGGTCCTTTCATTCTCGTCTTCGCCACCAAAGTCTGCTACGATGGGCAGTATGTATTCCCCCAGGGCGAAGTAGACACATAGATCGGTAAAATCATTGTATCTATCCTTGATACGATTAACATCCAAAGCGGGTATGCTGGTCAAGTAAGCGTTGTCACTACGCTTTAAGTAGTAACGTCTCCACCAGTCTGTGCTTCTGAACTTGTTAAGCAAACGTTCAGTTGCGCGTATTAATGCGTCCTCAACTATCTCGTCAGTTAAGCCTTCATTACTGTCAAACAACCGTTGATCACGAGCAAGAACATCGCTGCTCTCCGCCCATGATATAACTGTGTTGTCTTCAGTAATGAATGCCATATCAGTCCTTACGCGCCTACAATTGAACTGTCAGCTAATACACCAACGCCGTGGCTATTCTGAAGAATGCCCACGCCAAAGTTGGCACTTGCTACAAGGTCATCACCAACATAGCTAGCGCGTCTTGCTGTTTCAATTTTGATATCGCCCATCATGGCAAGACCAATTGCGTTGCGATGGAATACCGCACCAGTGCTGTCGCCGTCCGTATCAACAATGTTTCCACTTTCGAATACAGGAACGCCAAACAACATACCAACATAACCACTTTCCATAGCGCGGTTTTGTATGATGCCCGCAGCAGGGTTAGCAAAGGTGTTGGTCAAGTTAGCTTTCAGGTCGTATGCCACGTTAGGGTGAACAATACAAGAGATGTCCGCACCACTAATGTTTGCAGCACGTAGCTTGGCAACAGCCTGAGCAACAGTAGCAGCGGTCATAGCAGTAGTAGTGTCACCAACAGTAGCAGCAAAGCTACCAAATAGCGCCAGCAATTCTTCGTCGATCTTACGACCAATCGCTTCACCAAATAGCATACCAATGTCAGAAACCACGTTTGAACCAGCACTGTTACGAACCAAGTCGGTCAATAGTGTGCGGATAGCCACGGTTTCAACAGTAAGTGTCTTGCCAGTTGTAGAAATAACTGAGTTGGCTACTTCGTTGCCTTCAACAAGTGTTGCGGCAGCTTGACTTGGGTAAAAAGGAACAGTAACTGTCTTGCCTTGACCCGCGCCAATGTTATAATTCTTTACAAGTCCACGCATGATTGATACTTCGTTTGCTTGGAACATTGCTTCTGCTACGATTTGCGGTAACAGGTCATCTAGAGTAGTAGTTGTTGATCCGGCCATGATATAAATTCCTTGTGTTTAGGCTAGTCCCGCAGACTTTCTATATTCTGCGTAAAGTTTTCTGTGTTCGGGATTAGTCATATCAAGTTCGCCAATGTTAAGTTTACTGGGGTTGTTAGCACCCAAATTGCTTTTGGTATTTGTGGTAGCGGGTGTAGCATTACCAAAATGCGGATTCGCATCTATGAATTCTCTAACAAGATCGTCAACGCCGTAAGCGGCACCACTATCATTGTATCGAACTGCACCATTTATATCTACTACTTCTACCTCACCACTTTCACCAAGTCTAACTTGGTTGGCTAACAATGAACGCACTTGTTCTGGCGCTACTGCTTTATGTTTAGCAGCACTGTCCATCAATGGTGAATTCACCTTGTATTCTTTAATAACACCGTCTCGCTTTGATATTTCTGCATCCTTCTTAGCAACGATATCTTGTAGTGTCTTTTCAAATTCACCACGCTTGAGTTGTTCTTCTTGAGTGCGTTGTTCGTGTGCGCTCTTCAACTCACGTAGTTCGTCTGGATTACCCAACCCTTCATAAGGCTTAAGAAGTTTGTGTTCTAAGCTGCCCTTCATTCGGGCCATCATATTATCCACTTCTTCTTGGGTGTAACTCTTAGTCTCTACTTGCTTATCGTCTCGGGCCTGATTTTCAATAGTTGCCGCATCAGTTGCGTTTTCTTGTTCAGCCGATTGATTTGTTGTATGGTCCATCGTTAACCTCGCCGCGAACTAATCGCGTATGTTTTATTTCTGTAGCTACAGCGGGAACCTCCCCGCGTATATGCTTATTTAGCAATTCTTATATATCCTCATTGTTTGTGGGTGTATTCAGCTTGGTTTCACTGCCCAGCCATTCAAAGATAGCATTGTCAATTTCCATTATAACCTTGGGATCAGTAGCTGTTTCTTTGGCTGTCTTCAACTGATTGATTTCCGTAGAAGTATCACGTATGTTGAAGCTGTCCGGATAGTTGATGCTGCCCGTCCAAGTTCTGTCCAAGTAACGTGCAACCAACTTCCATACTTGTTCTTCGGCAAGCTCAATGCTCTTGGCTTTGCTGCTCAGCTTACTATTAAGTAGAGTGAATTCTGTTTCCATAGCCACACCACTAATAGTCCTACTTTCCGTTGCGCGAACCGCACCCGTATTGGCAATCTTATCAATGGCCTCAACAGCGTGTTCAATGGCAGTGTATATGCTTTCCACACTCGCACCACTATACTCCAACAAGTAGGGCTTGAGAGCCGGATCCATATCTTCATCCATATTAATCAAACTGCCCGCACCTATACCTGCGCTGGTGTTGCTGCTCTTAACCAAGGATGGGTGTGTGTTCAACCTAATACTTTGGTCTACTTCACTGGTGGCATTGTAGATGAACTTTTGTAGATCGGCAATGTCAGCCAGGTCACTAATGCCCACGCCTCTATGTCCACTGCGCTGATTATATGCGCACACAATGGGCACAACACCAAGTCCATTTGGTTCTGTGATGGGTTGTCCACTCACCTTCTTTTTCATATCATATATTGTGGTAACAATAACTTGTGGATACCATTCTTTCACAGTGACAACATCACCGTTGACATCTTCGATATACTTGAAGTAAGCAAGTTCATAACGACCCACAATGTTGCGGGAATACTCCCAATCTAACACGCTTAAAGGAGTGAGCATATTAAGGTATGGACGGACACCAAGCAATTGTTGTTGGGCTCGTGTGGTCGCATCCACATTGGGTTGAACAACTACGATCCAAGCGTGTCCGAAAACACTGCTCCAAACGTTTATGTCGCTCATGAAGTTGTCCAAGCTACGCCCGTCCAAATCAGCGTCTTCAAGCAAGTCTTCTACTTCGGGCATGGTCTTCAATGTGCCCAATTCTCGCTCAATATCTTCACGAAATAAGAAACTGTTATACACTCCAATAACACTTGCGCAATGGTTCTCAAGTGGCGTTGCCTTAAGTCGTGCGGAATATTCTGCATCACTTTCATTTTGATACTTAACCAAATAGTGGCCTTCACGGTAGTCAGTGCCGCCCAAGTAACTCTTGTAGAAGTAGTTCCAGTCATCTTGCATTGACCCATATAAGTCATTGGTTGGGATCATACTTCCTGTTTGTGTGTTTACGTTATTGCTTATGCTCATCTTAGTATTCCCGGGATTGATTTATCGATAGTGTATTTAGCGTGACTAGGCAATACTGTGCCCCCAGCGTTGTGGTTGTGTGTTCACAGTCACGTTCTTCTTGATTGGATACATGTATGCCACGGCATAACTGATAGCGTCAAACATATGATCGAAGCCCGAGTCTTTGTCGGGTATGGTAGTGCCCTCTTTGAAGCTGTGCTTATCCAAACATTCAATTGTATATTTACAGTCGCGCGTAATAAACAAGCGCCTAACGTCATTGGCATTACATAGTCTTGCGTTGAATGCGTTGATTCTGTCCTTGACCGGATCGTGTTTGCGTGGGGCCTTAACAATGTAGCCCGCGTTCTCAAGTATCTTATGATCACTGTTACCACCACTGCTGGTCTGCTTGCGGCTGCCACTTGGGTCAGGATATACGAACACCTTGCTCTTGGGATAGCGACTGTTGATCTCTTCTACCATCTCATCAGTATTGCTGCCGTATATTCTTATTTCATCAATGCAGATCAATACATCGTTGGCACCCTTGACTAATATGTTGGCGCATATTGGGTTAACGTTGAAGTCCAGTCCCACGTGAATGATAGAGGTGTTGATGTCCATTAATCCATCCACCACATTAAACTCGTGTTTGAAGCTCCAAGCCACTTGGTTATCACTTGTTTCAAACGTGGCTTCAAACTCTTGACGGAACTGAGTGGCAGTCATATCATCACGTGCCGCAGCTATTTCACTTGCGCTAACAAACCCACCTTGAAGTGTGGTGAATGTAAAGTTTGCCCATCCCGCACTGCTGGCCGCTCGCACATACAAGTCATAGAATGGATTACTCTTGCCTCGCGGTGTGCCAATGAACAGCGCACCACCTTGTTGATCGGCCAGTGCGGGACGAATGATTTCACCCCATAGTTCTTTGAGTTTACATTCAGCAGCTTCATCAATCACGCAATAACTTAGACTAACACCACGCAACTTGTCTGGATCTTCACTGCCCTTCAAACTTATGGTGCTGCCATTCTTTAATAGTATGCTGAGTTCGCTTTCATTAATCTTCTTGACCCATCGCAGCTTCAACAGCTTGCGCTTGAGTGGCTTCCACATAATCATCTTGGCAGCACGATATGAAGTAGTGATGTAGAATATTTCTTGATCGGGTTCTTTGGCACGATAGCATAGTTCACGCATGGACAAGTAAGTTTTCCCGAATCTTCTGCCGGCAACAACCACCTTGAATCGTGCGGGATTGTCAGCTACTATGCGTTGACACTTGCTTAACTTCATCCTGCTTTCACGACCTGCGCTTCCAGCTGATTGATATATGAGCGACATAGTTTAAGGTCCGCTCTAAGTTGGTTGATCACGGTGCAGTTGTTGTGTGTTATTTCTGCTATGCTCACGTGAGCCTTACTTGAGTCTTCTAATAGACGCGCTTGGGCATTCACCACATCAACTATTTCCCTGACTATTTTTTCCAAGTTAACAATGGCTTGTCGACTTGCTACTATCTCATCATAAGGATTGAATTCATTGTCTATCATGACGATACTCCCTGTTGCGTTTGAGTTGTGTGTGCCGTGTTACTACCTGCGTATTGTCCACACTCCAAGCACCACTTAGGTCAACCAACATCAAACATAGACTTAGTTTATGACGACCTCGTTGTAGGAAGTCCGCATCACTCCACTTGGCTTCCCACTGTTCCCAAGTAAGCTCATATGCTTCATTTCGAAACTTACACTGTGCTCTATGTTTAAGCCAAGCATATCGCTTTTCACGACGTAGTGGACAAGGTCCCGTGATCCAGGTGTTGGGGTCACGTCTGCGTGTAGTAACTGTCTTTGGAACGTATTTGGTCATCATCTGTTGATCTCGCTGTTACAGTTATTTATCCATACAAACTGTTACACGAATGTGCTAGACAGGTGCGCGTTTTGAGCTTATACTGTATACACAATAAGGAAAAGGCAAAACGAGCAAGGAAAATGAGAGGTTGACAGACAAGGCAGACGGTAGTATAATTAACTTACACTGAAGCAAACGACACACAAAGGGCACAGATTATGAGACACATTATTTTCGTAAGCCACAGCGCAGAAACAGAACTTAACTGTGCTATCATTGACGCTGGCTTTGACGACGCAGGTCAACTCACTCTTAAGGCACAGAAAGCGTTGCTTAAAAAGTTTGGACACCCACAGAAGTTTCACAGTGCGTTCGTAGTTGAAGCAGACGTGCTAGACTTTCTAAACAATAACTTCTCAGGCTTGGACACTGTTGAATTTGACACAGCATTTGCGTAAATGAGAGGTTGACAGAACACGCAAAACGCGCTATAATGTTACTACAATGAACAAACGAACACACTTCCACTAACACCAAAACGGTGAACGATATGAAAACTGCATTTAATCCAAAGATTAGTAAAAATTCTCTAAACAAGTGCCAAGCTCTTCACAGCGCAATGGACTTGTTGATTTGCAAGCTTCACCCTGATGATAATCCAATGAGCAACGGCGGCGCGAACTTTTGGGACTGGGGTTTTATTACAGTGGGCGACCACGTTATTCCTGCTCCCCATAAGGAAGTTGGATACGACTGGCGTAACCAGGAAGTTGAATTAACGTCCAAAGAAAGTGCGTATACTAATGCTCTTATCTTTTATGAAATGCTGGCGTGTCGGGCGTTTAGCAATGAGAAATACAACTTAGACCCAATATCAAATATGTTGCTGACGCCCGCGTATGAATGGTTTGAGTCCATTGGTGTAGACAAGTCAATGAAAATCTATATGGCTATCAGGAAACAGTGTATGATGTCACCCAA